CTTGGCGGGGCGCGAGGATAGAATTGGCTGCTGATTCGCAGACAAAATCTACCGGAGGACCTGGTTAATCCTCCCATGTCTCTCCCCCGAGAGACATGACTCAACCAAGGATACCTTCAACGTCATTAACACACCTACATTTACCATATTCTCATATGGAGCAACTCCCCCATTAACCCCATATACCATGAAGATACACAGGTGGGATCCGTTGCCAGTGTCAGTGTCTTGTTAACGATAGCAAGTGCCTACCCTGGCTCAATGGCCTCACGACCATCTAGATATTCAAGCGTCTCCGCCTAATTATGGTGAAGAGGGCACCTAGGTCAACGGTATGTTGCCAGTGCCATTGCGGCCCCTACCGGGCCTCCACTATAATATCCCAAGACCCCCTTCTTCCCAATGTTGAGTGCCTTCTCACCAAGTGACCACCACCAGTTTGCATCCTTCCGCTTCAGATTGCGGAGGATGCACTGGATGTTACACTTGGAGGGAGCCACACCTGTTGAGTCGAAAGGTATACCAATCCCAGCAACGGGCGCCCACTCGTAAATGGAAGTACAGCGATAGTTAAGACCTGTCGCAGCCACGAGACCAGTAGTGATCACTAGGATAACATTTCGGTCAGAATCATCATCCCCGGTGATACCGGTGGTGGGTGAATATCTGTCGTCAAATGTCCCTGGTGACCACTTTATCTCAAGTGGCTGCATCAGAGCTTGCGATACGTTGACTTGCTGAGTACAAAGGTTGACAAGACTGTCAGGTGTTGTATTCAGTCCATTTGCAACGGCGGATGCCGGCACATTGCCATAATAGATTACTCCTGTAGCAGTGTTAGGTGCAGCGATTGGTTGCACTATCAAACACGCTCCAGTAGAGCGAACCTTCGTGGCATTGGTGTTGAGAAAGGTAGCACCCGGGGCCTGAGTATCCACGTACGCGACGACTATGGGGGTGGCACCTGTAGCAGTACTGACATTATAAGTTAGGTTATTACCTGGCTTAAAGACAGTAACGTTACAGGTCTCACCAGCCCCAAAGGCACCGGAGAAACGTGAGTTGAATCGAGCCATGTAACCCTGATCTCCAGGGTACACACTCGGTCCAAGCTCAGACCCACAGGGGTTTAGGAACATCTTGGCGGCTGCTACAGCAGGAGCGTCAAGGGCATCTGAAGAATCCCCAGTAGACCGTAGCTTCCTTTTGGAAGACCGGGCTTGCTTGGGAGTCTGTTTAGTTGTCTTCTTCGATTTAGTCATGAGATTATATTTCATGCCCCGGGGGGGACCAATTCAGGGGGATCACAACGGTGGTCTCTGCGGATTTCTCCTCAGGTTGTGCCTGGAAATATCTCATGAAGGTAAACCGCACTATCTGCATACCGAGCTCCAAGTAATCCCTTTACCTGAAACCATCCTGGACGAGGGAAAGATACTTCCCCTCTATGGAGCATGTCAAGATAATGGTTAGGAAGGGGTGGAACACCCGTTTTCTGCGATTGCTTAAAACGGTTCCACCTCCTTGCTCCAAAGATCTTGACATGCTTCATAGAGGAGGCATCAACAACCCACCTCCTCAGGGTCATCACCAAACTAGAGTACCCACCGTCCCTTTCGTAGGGGTCCAGGAATGGACCAGCAACAAGGGGACCGTGTGCATCACCATAGTTTGGCTCCCGCCACTCATAGATATCGTGAACATACTTCTCAATCTCAACAGAATACATCTGTACCAACCTGGAATAGTCGGTACGGGTACCCTGGAGATAAGAGAACATTCCGAGTCTATGGGCATTCATCCACATCAATTGGTTCCTAGTGAACTTATGACCATCTGGAATTGGGGCACCAAGCCCACCCCACTGAGTGGGGCCGTAAATCGGACCAGGAAAACCACGAAGGATAGGATAATACTGTCGGAATAGCCGCACAAAAACGGGAAGAGTCTTCTTGGTTGAAAACCTAGAGAACTCTCTCCAATTCTGTGCGAGTATTTCCCACGGCATGATCTGCCTCCCGGTTTCTGTGTCGATCTGCTTATCCAGTGGCATATTCAATAGGCCCACATTGGGGACTGATAGTACTTTCCATTTCCTCAACACCTTATCAAAGACACAGTAAGTGGAATTGACCAATGCTAGATCTCTGGAAAAGTAGTTCTTCCCAAGGGAAAACTCTAATCCAACACTAGCAGTGGCCCTTTTCCACTTACGGTATTCTTTGGGTGTTGCAGGAAAGAGTACATCATCACCATTGATGCGCATGAATGTCGAACGGGGGATGGCCATACAACTGGCTGATCTATTGATCAGACAGAGGAGAGGAAAGGAAAGGATGTGACCCATCATCTGACCTCGGGTGATCGGAATCGGGTCCGGGACCCCTTTAAGTTCCAATTGAGAGTGACACAATGACTTAATTACGAGTTCCTTGATCCATGGTACAAACTGTACCAAAGAAGGATCAAGGAACGCGAAATCAGTCTTGTCAAGTAGTGCTCGAGCTGCATACTCCGTATACTCCAGATAGATGTTGTCAGTAGCGGCTGAATAGTCGCCACTTACAACACGCTGTCCCTTACTAAGAAGCAAGTGTTGGATAGTGTCCTCAACGGACACTCCACCAATAAGCTCATAGATGGGGGATTGGCGCATGGCTGAATGCCATGCCTTCTGGATGGGAGTAAGCAGTTGGAGAAACCACTTAGACTTGGTCACAATCCGGACTTTAAGGGGCTCCGTCAGACCCGTAGCCTGTACAGGTAAACGATCCCAGAAGGAATCGTCTAACTTAACAGTCTCCGAATATGCCCTACGAAACATGATGTCCAGAAATTCATTCCACAAGCCAGCGGGGTTGGAGAAAGAAAGCGTATCGCCCTCTGTACTAAATATGTTCTTGAGATGATCAAAGATATAGCGAGAATCACTCGTCTGCTGCAGAACTTCTTCTGCAACAAACGACTGAAGACCTCCCTGTGCCCTTGATCTCTCATAACACGCTGAAGTACTGGGGGCGAAAGGCTTAGAGTAGTCTGCTACCATGCGACTACCCAAAAGGAATTCGTCAATGGATGTGTCCAAAGACCTAAACATCCTCTTCTTATATGGAAGAGGAGGTGAAGTCCGACTCACAGCCACACTGAACTCCTTAACTTTCTCCCGCACCATCTCACCTGTAAATGACGGGAACAGACGCTTGGAATATAACAGGAGTGCACCAATTCGAATCTTCCTAGACTTACCATTCCCTGTCTTTCGGTTCATCAGGAATCGTTTGAAACCTGGTGAACAGAGAGACAGAGGATCTAGTTTCTGAGGTGGTGTGTCATCACCCAAGAACCAGGGTAGCCAATAGGCTGTCCAACTCTTGAGGATTGACATCACCTCAGGGACTGAGGTTGTCGGGCAGATTGGAATTAGCACACTCTTGAATTCATATCCTAAGAGTCTGAAGGTATCAGTGAGTGCGGCGTCTGACTTTAGCCAGACACCTTTAGCGCTCAATTTTGATATCTGGACTGGATCGGCAACCAGTTCAGGTATCAGTACGTGGAAATCAGCGCTTATCGGGTCACCTCTCAGTGACCGACGAGAACGCACGGTTTTCACCGGCCGCGGGGCACGACTCCGCGAGGCATTATGTTTTCCTGTTTTGGAT